CAAAAGGAACACATTTCCTCGTCTGGTCATTGCCCGGTTCTGGCCCTTCCTTGCCGTACATCGTACATGACTTTAACCGAATTGATGATTATTTGGGGCGTCCCGCTGACATTCACGGCGGAAGAACTCGCATTAAGTCTCACGCTGATATTCTGGGCCTTCCTCGCCACGGAGTTCTGAAGCGGCCTGACTACGCGCATCATGGACGTTGTGGAAATTGCTGGAAGCGTTTCGCTCGCCACTCCGTTGTCGTAATAGACCGAAGGTGTGACGTTCTGGCCGTTCGTGAGCAGGAAAAACTCAAGTGCCCAGATGGACTGATTCGATCCTCTTGCGAAATTATAGTAGCCGCTCTGAAAGTCCATGTTGAGCGCCCCGCCAGCGGCACCCGGAGCCGTCCAATCGTCCAAATGAGATATGAAACCAAGAGCATCCCCCATGTAGGCGAATCCGGTAGTTGGATCGAGAGCCAGAGAAAGAGCGGCCAAGGGACGCTTGGTGATGTTCCCGTGCTTTACGTCCAGAACGATCATGGCGTTGTTTGCCGACTGCCCTGCTTCGGCATAGGAGAGCATGTACTTCTCAGCATTACCGCAGGAATCGAAATTGGGATAGACGCTGGCATTCGCTATTTCCGGGGGATGAAAACCGTTTACTCCGAACAGGCTGGCTCCGGTACGATCTTCCTGCTTGAACCATAAATCCAGTTTGGTGGTAACAGCCACGGAAGTGTAACCGTTGAACATCCATAGTCCGATACGGTTCGCAAAGATGATCTTGTCCGGCAGTGCCACGATGCTAAAGGGAATATCCGTCCCCTGACTCGATGGCGTACGGGAAAGAGAGAATGACGATTCATCGGTTCCGGTGAGAACCCAGATGGAATCCGTCTTGATGATGATGAGTTCCCCGAAGATGCTTACCAGTCCGCTGATGGGTTTTGAGTCCCCAACGTTCGCAACGTTTATGACCGGGTAGGCAAACCCGTTTAGTGGCTTGGACCAGAGAATCTGATTGGGTTTAACCGCATTGACCCAGAAAACCCGGTCGTAGTGATAACAAGGGAACCGGACCATCTGATTTCCGAGTCTGGAATTAGGGAAGTCTCCCGGCACATCTCCTGCGAGAATGGAGCCTTGTGCGAGAGCGGCAATGTCCGTTTGGTTGTCGGAGTAGGTCGTCGTTACGTTGTCGGGAATGGAGCCGACCAGATAGTAGGAAGTGAGAAAACCTCCTTTGCGGTAGACGTTTCTGGACGCAGTTCTGGCGTCTGAAGTTGGAATTGCCGTTAAAGTACCCTGATTGCCGCTAAGGGTCGTAGCTATGGTCGGAGCGCTGGCATCTGATTCCTCTCCGTTCGTCGCTACGAAAGTTACCTTCCACGTATACGTCCCCGTCAGGGTTCCCGTAGTTCCTGTTCCCGAGACCATCCCCGCCCCGTTTTGGTAGGCGATGATCTGCGGAGTCCCCGCCCCTTTAGGTAGACTAGACTCCGCCACGTGACCGCCGACGTATGAAAATGACAAACTCACTTGAAAACCGGAATTAGCCAAATTCATTTGCGCTGCCGTAAGCGCGGGATATCCCCACAAAGAAGTCTGGTTGCCCCATGTAAAAGTAGCCGTTTCTACTACCTGACTGTTTGCCAGAACGGTGAACGTAGGACCGATGACGGAGCTTGAGGTTCCCACCACCGCCCCAGCGACAAGAAGGGAAGCAATGCCCGTCATCGTCACCTGAGAAGACGGTCCGCCAGTGGATACCAAATTGGCAAAGGTTCCGACTATCGCACCCGTGGCCGCAACTCCCAGCATGGTGGAGGCTGTGGCTAGCGTGAATCCAAACGTTTCCGCATTTGCACCAGTGAACGTTCCAGATGCGGTTGTCATCACGGCGGCGGAGGTTGTCGGGGGTGCCCAATCCACGGTCAACAGGTTCGTCATATCTGTCCAGTAGCCCACGCTGCCGACATCGAAATAGACCCTGTTCGGAGCGGAGGCAAAGGACATCTTCTGCCCGTTGGCGTTTACTCCGCTGAGGGAATTCACGAGGTTCGCAAGGTTCTGGCCTATGAAAACGTCCTTGCCGATTCCAGCCACGCCTCCGATGGAAGGATTGAAGAAAAGAGACTGAACGTTCGAGGCCGAGGCGCTGCTGAGGTAGGCTGCTGTGTTCTGGCGGCTGTAGGCACCTGAGATGGCTATGTTTCCGGTTTCATCCAGCCTTACGTTCTCTGCTAGGAGGCACTCATTTGGGGCGAGCTTGTCCACTGCGGCAAGAGCATTCATGCCGCCTGAGAAATCAGCGAGAACCTTTTCTTGTGCCATTTAAGCCAGTTCGTAAACCCCTGAAAGCCGCACAGTGTTTGCGTCCGTCGTCCATGCTGGCGGGAAGATATTCGCCGTCCCGATAATTCCTGTGCCAAAACTCGCAAAGGCCACGTCACTTGCGTAACAAACGCTTTGTCTGGCTGCCGGTAGTCCCGGAGGTTCGTTGAAAGACGTGGTTCCGGCCACTGATGATGTGTTCGTTACCGGAACAATCGAGATGGTGAAAAACACCAGATTGCCCACAACGCTATAGTGACCGGAAATGGTTGCCGCTCCTCCCACTTGCGTTAGATTCGTAGCTACCGGAGTCCACGAACCGTTTACGATGGGAACCTGCGTGAGCGTCTGAGTTCCGCCCGTGGACGTGGCGCGGGTGAAAGTCGAAGTCCCAAGGGCCATGTCTTGCGTTCCGATTAGTCCCTTTACGATCTGCTGCATTTAGAAGTACCTCCTCGAATTGCGGTACGCTCTCACGGACGGGTTGGCCATAGAACGATCAAAGCTATTCGCAGGAACCATGACGGTGGGTCTAGTTTGGTCCATGTGCCGAGTCAATTCCTGCACGGATACAAGCCTCTGCTTGTATTCCTTGAGGAAAGTCTGAGCTTTCTGCATGTCATTTTTGAGCATCGCCAGATAGGTGGTGAAGATGACGACGAGCTTCTGGGCGATGAGCGGAAGATTGGTCAGGTCGGTCCCGTTCACCAGTTGCGGTGGCTGCTGGACGTAGTGCAGAAACACGGTCGTGTTCGCGCTCGGCGCTGGCCACAGAATGAACTGATCGTAGCTGAATGGAACGAACGCCTGAGAATCGTTTGAACTGTCTTTCTCCCACTGGTACATCCCGCCATACATCTTATCGAGAGATAGAAGGAACGTCGGGAACAACCTTAGCTGCCCCCATAGAGTCGGCCCGTAGAGGTAGAGGGGCATCTCAAGGTCGGACGGGAACTTGTAAACCGATACGTTGGGAGTGACGTTGATGGAGATGTCGTTGAGAGGAATTCGGGAATCCATCGCCACGCGTAGCATCGCGTGATTGATGTAGATGTTCAGTTCCGCAGTCGTCCAGAGACCATCGTTAACGACTTCGTCGAGGCGAGTCTTGACCTCGGTTAGCACGTCGCTGAATTTGTAGTTCTGGATCGTCATGCGCCGTAGCTCGGTTTCAGGTCAAGCTGCATCGGGTAGCCTATAGAATTCATGGCCTTGGCGAACAGGCTTCCTTCCTCGAATGGCTCGTAGCTCTTCACTCTTGTAGGCCATCTGCGCTTTTGCACTTCGAGGACGGCTTCCATCCAATCGGCGTAAGCGGAGAACCACGCCTGCGCGAGTTGCGCATCTTGGAATTCCCCCTCGCGCATGAAGCATTTCATGAGCGCGTAGAACACAAGGGCGTAGTGGCAGTCGTTGGGAAGCTGCGGGCTGTCCGTCGAATTGACGAGCGTGTCTGGTATCGGAGTGAAGATGATCCCTATATTCAGCTTGTCGGTTGAGAACCAGACTAGTTCTCCCAATTCCTGACTGACCGTGGTGAACGGGTTGGCTATTACATCCGCCTGAAACCGTATAATCGCGCCGTTTGTGTCCGAAAATCCGATGACGATTCCGGTCTCTTGAGTGAACTTGTAGGTCGGGTCTGGTGTCACTCCATCCGCCAGCGTGAACTCAGCCACGACTCCAAACTCCGAAGAGAACGGAGCGAACTGGTTGCCATTCTGTGAGGGAGTAGGATACGGAGCCACAGTGTAGCTCTGCTGGAAAGTAGGGAAGTAGAACCGGAAAGGATTATTCGGTGGAGCGGCTCTCCAACTGGGATCATTCTTGTCTAGTTCGTATTCATTGGTCTGCGGGAGGAAGTTCCGGTCCCAAGTGAACCTGTGGAATTGGTAGACTCTCGCCGGGGCGGTGTAGGTTGAAACGGACGCCGTGCAGACGATGTTGGCGAAGTCCTGAAAGTAGCCGGTGATTTGCTGGGTATAGAGTACCGCTTCATTGATGTACGAAGCGAGTTCGGTCGGAGTCCAGGATAGAGAGTTAGCGTCCGCCGACGTATTCATCAAGAACGTCTGGACTTCCGACTGGATGGAACTGAGATTCATTCATACCCTCGCGGGACAGTTTATCACGCTTGCTTTTCCATAAAGCGTACACCTCGTTTATGCGTGCCAGAACTTTTTGCGGAGTCAGCCTTGTGGTGCAGATGGGAAATGGAGAACCTAGTCCAGACTTGTCCTTTAGCGATTCGGGAACCTCGTAGGGACAGCTCCACAGTCCGCCGATGGCCGCATTGGCCTGAAACGTATGCGTGGCTCCCTTGCAGGTCGTGCATTCCTGATTCACCGTATGGATGTAGTGCAGGACGTGGCAGGGATGGCAGAATACTTCCGATTGATCGGGCGACAGGCAAAAATCATTCTTCCAGTATTTGCACAAGTTCTCATGCGAGGAATGAGAAAGGAAGGTTATCTTCGGGGTATCGAAGCATCCCGCAGCGTTCAGTATCCCCGTCTCCGGGCCGATCACGAGGTTCGCATACTTCGTCATTACCAGACTCGTTCGGAGTTTCCACCGTCCCGACCTCGGCAGATAGCGATTTGATTCCGTCCGTTCG